GGCCAGCGTAGTACGTCACCTTGACGCTGTCAGGCTTGCCCTCCTTCTTATGTCTCGCATACGCCACGCTATCCACATCATACCACTCAGCCACCACCTGAGACGATAGCATGGCCCCACGATAAGAACTTGCGCTGTGGTTAAGTGTCGGCGCAGGAAACTCGAACCCACACTCAGGGCAGATCTGACAGGCTGCGTGAACCATTGTCTGGCACTTCTCGCACTGCTTCGTTGGAGCCACACCGTCACCGCTCGACATCTTGTCCTTTGGCTTTACCTGATCGATGAACCCGTGACGCTCCACGTTCTGTCCGTAATCCAAAATCAGGCAGTTTTCCTTGCCGTCAGCAATCCGCGTCCCACGGCCAACCATCTGGACGTAAAGACCTGTCGATGCCGTAGCTCTAACCAAAGAAACCAGATCTACTTCTGGGTGGTCGAACCCAGTAGTCAGCACGTTCACATTAATTAGGCAGCGCAACTCTCCGCTCTTAAAGTCTGCAATGGTCTTCTCGCGCACTGCGCTGCTGTCTGAGCCTGTCACCACACCCACATCTATGTCGTGCGCCTCAAACTCATCCTTGAGCATGTATGCGTGGTTTACCCCAGAGCTGAACACCAGCCAGCTTTTGCGATCTGAACCTAGCCGCACGATCTCCTCGACTGTGGACTTAACCAGCTCTGGGTCAGACGCAGCCGTGGCCAGTTCTGATTCGATAAACTCACCTCCACGTTTGCCAACACCTGTCAGGTCAATCTGCTTCACGCCGCCCTTTGATATGACTGGAGACAGGTAACCCTGCTCCATAAGCATGGCCACTGGGATGTCGTGAGCTATCCCATCAAAGATAGCGCCATCTCCCTTGTGTAAGTATCCGCTGTCTAAACGATATGGCGTGGCCGTAAGACCCACCACTTTCACATCTGGGTTGCAGGTTTTCAAATCTGCAATAAACCGATTGTATCTAGTCTCAGTATTTTTGGGTAGGAGGTGCGCCTCATCAATCAGTACCAAGTCTGGCGCGGGAACTATATCAAACGCCCTCTCCCAGATGCTCTGGATGCCTGCAAATGTAATTGGTCGGTCTAACACCTTTTGCTTCAGACCTGCGCTGTACATCCCAAAATCAGCATCTGGGTACAATTTAAGCAAGCCATCTGCGCCCTGCTTCAACAGCTCCTTAACGTGCGTAACAACCAGCACCCGTGTGCCGGGGAAACTCATCGCGTCTTTAATTATCTGCGCGATGATCGCCGTCTTGCCAGATCCTGTCGGCGCAACAATCAGTGGGTTATCACCAGCCTTGCCAGCCCAGTAATTGTACAGGCCATCAACAGCTTCTTTTTGGTAGTCTCTTAATTCAAACGTCATGGGACAGAACTCTTTTTTCTACTTTTAGCCTTGCAGCCACCGCCTCGTTCATCGTGGCAAAAGTTCCAAGATTGGTCTTCCTGCCATTAATATTAGCAGAGGCTCTCCATTTATTTCGGTCTTTCAAAAAACTCACGCCCTTAACACCCGATGTGTTTGATTTGCTCAACCTAGTATTCATAGCCTGTTCACTAGCCGTAACCTCACGCAAATTTACAATCCTGTTATCACAGCCGTCATGGTTAATATGATCCACAGAATTAGGCCAGACAGGGTAATGACCGTGATACAAAAAAAATCCAACGCGGTGTGCAAGCAACTTCTTTTGAATGCCGCGATAGGAAGAACTACCCGTTAAGTAATCACACGTCGATCTAACTGTCCTAACACGCCTGCTGAAAGCTGCCCTGCCACTGCGCTCAATATTGTATTTAGACGCAGAACCCGCCGCACTCACAAAAGAACTACCCTCACCTGTATCATAAAAATCTTCTGGCAATCTATCGCAGGCATAAATAAAACCGCTCTCAGAATCATATCGATACAACCTACGCATTAACTCCAAATCTTCCCACCAATTATGTTCCATTAACAATTCCCTCCAAAAAATCATTGGCATCTTCAATGGCCGTTATGTTGTTTTGATGCTCCTCTGCCTCCAAGGAACTCTTTACCAAATGTTCAATAATTATCTCAGCAACATTTGATTGTATGGACAGCCAGTGGTGTGCCTTCTGTCTATGAATCAACAGATTTATTATAATAATTGACATATCTTTTGTGGTCACTTTGTCAGGGCATACGTCCAACATAATTGAAATAATCTCTTCTAGATCTTTATGGTCCATCACTGCATCCTTTCATCAAAAATAGCTTGGCTGTTGTTCTCGTTGCGAATAACCTCGCCAGTGTCCTGATCTTCATATTCCACAAACGTATCACCAGCATCCGTAACTACAAAATCTTTCGGCATGATCTGTGGGATGTATAAATGTTCCTCACACGTCTGGACTGGCTTGCCCTTCGCGCAGCTCCACGTTCCATCCTGCTCTGGAGTTACATGGCTACAAGTTCGGCACGAAACCTCTGGTATCTTGCAGCCGTGGCACACAGCCCAATAAGAACAGAACTTGCACTGCCAGTTGCTTGGATCTTCGTGCAGCTTGGATGGTGGCGTGGCGGCAAACACAATGTTCTTGGCTTTGCTGATAAGCAATCCACCCACAGCCTTGTCGCGCTTTATGACTTCGCCATACATTTCATCGTTATTTTTATTTACTGCAAAGAAATAGCATCTGTCGATGTCGCCCAGATGCATACCGATTTGGCATTGCGCCCAATAGATTGGCTTGGATTTCTTGCAACCTAAATTCTTGAGAGACTTAAAGTTCTTGTCGTTCATTGTTTTGAACTCCAAGGTATGTGGCTCTTCACTCTCCGCAAATCCCTGACCAACGCCGTCGAGGCTCAATGCAAAGTGGCCTCCGCATCCCTCGAACCTAATCTGCTTACCAGTATCTGGGTCACGCTCCCAGACAGTAACGCCAACGGCCCGTAGGTTTGCCACAATGCGATCCTCTTCGCGGTCACCTGTCTCAAACAAGCGCAACATACGGCCATCAAAGCTGGGCCTCCAAGCGTGTCTGAATTGATACCACAGCGCGCGGCTGCACTCGTTCCCAATTTGTGATCCACCAAGGTGTGGCCGATGCTCGTTTTTACGCTGCACTTTATAGTGCTGGTAAATAGCCTTAATAGTTTCAGGGTCAGAGTATATGTCAAGTTTCACGCGCTTCTCCTTCTATTCATAAAATGGGGCAGACTTGCCACCCCATCCTTCAATAGAACTCTACTTCTTTGCCCAAGGCGGCGAGGCAGATCCTGTAGACGCCGTGTCAGCTACAGCCGCAGGAGCTGGAGCAGTAGTAGCTCCACCGACCGCGTCATAGCCCTTGATCTCGTTAGACGCTCCGTATTCGCCATCCGCTGGCTTCACAGCCAACTTTACCATCAGGGGCTTGTCACGCAGCTCAACGCTGTCCTGTGGATTGTTAACATCGATAGCACGGCAAATACTGGAAAGGCTGCTCTGTGCAATCTGTACCGCAACGCTGTTCGGGTTATCTAAGTTTAGTCTGTCAAACACCTTGCGACCCGCGTGTTGGCCTTCGATCACTTCAATAGTTAGCTGAAGGTATGATCCCGTCATCTTCTTCGTTGGCTTTTTTTCAGTGTCAGTGATGACGCACTTATACCAATTCGCTGGCAGCGGTTCGTATGATGTTGCTGGTTCAAAATCCAGCGCGTTAAATCCATTTAAGTCCATTTTAGTTTTCCTTTTGGTTTGGTAAAAATTCGTTGAAAGGGTTGCCGCCTTCAAAAGTGAAGGGCAGCGGTTCAGTGATGTTAAACCGATTCTTGGTAACGCTAGACGCCTGTGGGAAACACAAGATCTCACGCTCACCTGTCGAGATTGCGCGCTTCTTATCGCCTTCACCTCTAGTAAATGTCTTCAGTCGGATTAGACCAACTAGATCGACGTTGTCAGTCCAATGTCCTTGAGACTTTTTATGGAGCTTCAAGACGTATCGATTGTAAGGGTCCATATCAGGAAGGGTCAATGTCTCGACATCTGCGTGAGCTAAGAATACCACGTTCATACCGCTTTCATAAGCCAAACTCCCCGCATATTCCCGCACCTGCCGATGAATTTCTGAGGCAGCACCGTACCCCGCCCCGAATCCTCCAGCCGCTTGATTTATGCTCTTGGCTTTAGGATCGGCTGCAACTATCTCGCTTTCGATCAAGGTTGCCAACTGAGTTATGCTGTCAATAACCAGCGTCTTAAACTCATGCTTCTCTGTTCCAAGAGTTTCAATAGCGTCCAATACTTCCTGACTGGATGTCGCCAGTGGGAACAGGCTGACATTATCATTACCTGTCAGTGACGCTGTGCCATCCTCAGTTCTGATGAACACAACTGGCCCCGGCATCATTGCTGCCAGCGTGGTTTTTCCCATCCCGCCCTCGCCGAAGAGGGTCATTATGACCGGACGTTGTCCTGTCGGCTTCGACAGTGATTTTAAATTAATAGCCATTGCTATGCTCCTTGAAAGTTCTTGGCCCATACACGCTTCTGTCTTAAAGAAACTTCGAGCCTTTTAATTAAATGAATAACTTCTTCCCATTTTACTTCTTTTCGGGAGCGAGTTTTTACCCCAGTAAAAGTTGATACTGCTGAAATAAGAATTTCAGTTTCTTTTTCATTAAATTTCATTACCAATCCTTTCCAAATACAAGGGCAAATACCTCGTCTAAAATTTCATCAATAGTACGCATTATACAAACTCCAAATCTGGGTGGTCGCGCCACCATTTCAATTTACGTTCCAGACGTATTTGGTCTGGGCTTTGCTTTAGGCCGTCCAAAAAGGTAACCCCTTTGAACGCCTGAACTAGCATCTCAAGCTCAACGTCAGTGAGGGTCATCAGTAAGCCTCCACCTTGACGCCAATCTTCG